TCCCTTATTTGCATCATTCTCTCTTGATATACGATTACCACCTCGCATACTATCATTTAACGTTTCTATTAAAGAACCTGCCAAGTATATTAATTGAGTATCAGATTTACTATCTAACCTTGCCATTAACTTTTTGACTATTTATTTCCATATATGCCAACTCTATTCCCTTGTGTTGTAACACAATTTTCTTTGCTTCTGTCATCTTTCGATGATAGAATATTACCTTTTCGTCTAATCCTGCGTCTCCACTCATCCTTCTTCCTCCAAATCTAACGGTTTACCAAAAGTTTTGTATGATAGTTGTTCTTTTAAGAAGTCAACTTGTAATTTTAAACTTTTGTTTTCTTTTTCAAGTTCTTCAATGTGTTTTTCGTAAACAGTAATCATATTTTGCAATTGTTCATTTTTTAATTCTAACTCATAATCCATAGGGGGTATAGTATATTATAAAATTAAGATTTTCTTTATTATCTATCGTCTGATGCACGGTTCTCTGATTCATACACATTAAACTCTCCACCAGGATATCTTTTCTTTAATTTTTCTACATTTCCTGCAACCACATCTTCAAGTGAAACATCAAGTGCAGCACAAGCTTGCATCACATACCACATAACGTCACCCAACTCAATAATAAGATGTTCTCGATTGTCGTCGTTCCAAGGCTTACCTTGGAAAACCATCTTCTTAACAATCTCCATAAACTCACCACCTTCAGCACTAATGCCAACAGCAGCAGTGGTAAGACGATTAATATTGGCACCTTTTCCGTTAAGAGCACTAAGACTCTCAATAAAAGATTGATAATCTTTACTGGGATTGGATGTGACACCATCCACGAATATAGCATACTTATCAAAGTCAACTTTTTTAGTCATTAAAATTTAAATTCTGCGAATGATTTTTTAGGTAGTTTTTTCTCTTCTTCATTATACTCTTCGTCTTTTTTATTGTCAAGTATATCGTCTTGTGCCTGTTGCTCACAATCATATAATCTCATCTTTGCACGATCAACTCCTACAACGAACCTCTTATATATGGTCGGGTCGTTGTAACGATTCTTAAGTTGTTTGACCATTATCTGCCCCAACCCCTCAAGTTCCTCCGTAGAAATAAGAGCAAACATAAGATCAGCAGTTGCGGGAAGCCCAAAACTTTCGCTTGTATCAGTAAGATCAACATCACTACTACCAAAGCCAGAACGAGTCGTCTGAGTAGCGGAGACGATAGGTACATTAGTCTCAACTGCAAGACCACGGAGTTCTTCCGCAATCGCCTTAATATACGAGTAAGAACTGACACTTGCGTTTGCCCGATATCTACTGGATGCACATATATTTAGATAGTCAATAAAAATAATATCTGGTTTAAATGACTTCTTAAGTGCAAGTTCATTGAGTAATGCTTTGAAGTGTCCTGAGTGTGCTGATGCAGTTGGATATTCTTTAATAATAATTGTTCCTTGTGTTTTCTTTGCAATATTAGTTACCTTGTTTTCAAACATCATTTCTGGTAATTCAACTAATTGTTGTATTGGAACATTTAATAAATTAGCATCAATTCTCTCTGCAATTTTCTCCTCAGCCATCTCAAGCGTGATGTATAATACGTTCTTCCCTTGGAGTAGCACACTGCTTGCGACATGACACATGAACAAAGACTTACCAACACCAGTGCCAGCAAGAGCAATGTTGAGTGTTTTATTAGGAAGGCCACCCTTCGTAATTTTATTGAAAAAATCGAGGTCGAATTGAATTCGAGTTTCCTTTTGGTGATAGAATTTAAATCGCTCTTCATAGTCTTGCAAATAATCGTGTCCTACATTATTATCAAAACTAACTGCTAATGCATCTGACAATATAGATGGAATAGCATCTCTAGTTTTTTTCTTTTCTGTCTTACCATCAGCAATACTAATTGATTCAACGAGTGCAAGATAGATCGCACGATCTCGACACCATTTTTCTGTTGTATCAAACAACCACTGAAGATCACTTTTCTCTTCGTTTAATTCTGTTACTAATTTACTTATGTCTTTAAATCCTTCATCACTAATATCAGTTCTTTTTTCTGCTTCAATTATGATTGCTTCTTTAGATGGTAGATTACTATATTCAATAATAAACTTAGCAGTTTCTTCAAATACTACTTTCTCATGATAACTTTCAAAATATTCATTTTTAAGAAATGGTAATACCCTTCTTGAATATTCTTCATTGAATATCAAATTCTTTAAAATTGTCGTTTCAATTCTTTCCATCAATGATAATGCAAATAAGAACTCATAATATATTTGGGATTACTTATCGGTGGTTCACCCAAATGTGGATATTCCCACGTTGGTGGAAATATTATAACAGATCCTTTAACGGAAGTAAACTCTTTGTGATGATGAGGAAAAATAGTTTTACCACCTTTCTCAACATCATTCAGATAGAATAACATAGCAAGACATCTCTTAGCTGACTTATGATCAATCACATCTACGTGTTCATCAAAACGATCTACTCCACCAACTTCATATTTTTTGATTCTAAACTCTTCGATATATTTAATTTTAGGTAAGTATTTTGCTGATGATACATCTTTCTTATAATTATCTAATGCTGCGGAAAAATAATTACAAAGATTTGATATAACTTTAGGATGATATCTATTTAAATTTAACTGTGTAAATGTAGGTTTTGATTCATTGTCAACTCTTTCAAGATTATCAGAATTTGTTTCATAAACATTAATTAGATAATCACACAAATTTGTTGGTAATATATTGTAACTACAAAGAACCATAACTATACTCTTCAACAGCAATATCATTTAATTTCTTCATTATATCATCAGTAAAATACTTGTCTGGATTCTTATATATTTCTTTTGCATATACTTTCTTACCATTCATTTCATATCTACCAGCGACATTCTTCCAAAGACCACCAAGTTCTCCAAGATCAAGAAGACCATAGTATTTGTCAAGACCTCGTTCATCATAATACAAACGAATATCAACAGTTTTGTTTTCTTTACTTAAACGTGATTTATGAGTCTTTGCTTTGATAATGTTTCCGATGACTTCCTTGCCATCCTTTTCTTTTTTCTTGCTGAGATAAATGATCGTAGACGCTGCATATTTGAGTCCACTACCTCCTCCCATTTCTTTAGTTGGTACATAAGCTCCGATGACATCATAAGTGTGATTTGTAACTATAAGTGGAATATTTGCTTGACCTAATTTAAGAGTGAGCATACGAAATGCACCTTTGACAAGTTGTGATTTAGTCATATCACGGACTTGCTTATCATTCAATGCATCATTTATTTCTTTCTCTGTAGAAAGCATACCTAAAGAATCAAGCACAAACATACAAGGTTTACGACTTTCTTCATCTGATTTTAAGTATATATCAACTGCCTTTAATGCTTTACCTCTAAACTCTTCAATTGTTACGACATTCACAACAACCAACCGTGTCGTATCAACTCCACGAGACTCCAGTAATCCTTTATTGACGGCTGCTTCAGTGTCAAAATAGAGACAATACCCATCAGGGTTAGTGTCCAAAAAGTTTTTGACAATAGCAAGCGAAAAATAAGTTTTACCAGTACTCGACTCACCAGCAATGGCAGTAATACGATTGCTGCTAACCCCGCCAAAAATAGACCCACTAATGAGTCCATTAAAAATGTACGATCCAGTGTCAATGAATCTTTCAGTTTCATCAATCTCTGACGCAATTTGCGTATATTCATCTCCTATCTCTTTTACTATTTCTTTTAAAAAATCCATAACTAAGTTGGTGGCATATAATTTAAGTTTAGCACAAAACGTGCTTTTGCGTCAGTACAAGTTGAACCTGAATGTCTAAGATTAGATGGAAAGGTAATTAAACGGTTTGCAACACTCTTTACATAACCTCCAGACTCAAAAGTTGTCTGCCCATCATTATCATTGAAATAAAATATAGAGGTAATACAATTTTCATAGTCTATATGAAATCCCCCTACTCTTACCTTCTCAGATTTTGTTCTTAGGTTTGCTTTAACCCTGATCCATTCAGAGGCAGGTATTCTCCCCATGAAAGGTTGTAAGTAAGACATGTAGTTTGATACAACTCCACGATCTGGAAGTAAAAACACATGTTGAAATTGATAATCATCAGGATGATCTCCTTCCTTATTTACATACGGATTATAAAACCAATGTAATTCATGCGTAAACCATTTATGTACTTGAAGAAATACTTCGGGTGGTAAAAAATTATCTACCACATCAACTTGAGTTAATAGTGGTTCCCAAAGATTAACTCCATAATGAGTTGACATAATTTATTTTTCTATCTTATGATAAACTTCAACATACGATTCACAAGTTGGGCATGATAAGTTTGTAACTATATCATACTCCATTTCTTCATAATCGTCAAGATCATGATCTCCACCCCAAATTAATTCGGTATTACAATGCCAACAGTTCATTATTCAAAAGGTAAATGTGGTCTACTAAATTTTATTCTAAACTTTCTAAGAAGTCTATCAATAGCAAAGTCTCCTCCACCATAACAAAGGATACAGAATGCTCCTCCAAAGTATAGCACAAGAAGTTCTAAAAGGTATATGTTAAAACCTGCTGTAACTATAGCATGATATATTGCAACTGTTATAGTTCCTACGACTGCTAATGCACCAAACCTTGTCAACAGTCCTGCAATTAATAACCAACTACCATAAATTTCAGAGTATGCTGCTATGTAAGATGCTATGATTGGGAAAGGTATTCCAATAGGTCTTACAAATGCATCAGCAAAGTTTTCTATATCTGCTGTCTTCTCATAACCATGATGTATGAGCATAGTTCCTATTGATAATCTTAGAATCAATAAACCAAATGATTTAATCATTATAAAGGTAATTTTGCTCGTGATGTAGGTTTCATAAAGTTAAGACGGGTTGCATCCCATTTTAATCTTTCCTTTAAAGGTTTAGATATTAACTTTGATACTGATTCTACCTCAATATTGTTAGTTTCGCAATAGTAACATATTGCATCAATATAATTGAAGTCTTCCTCTTCAGCAACAATCTTTTCAATTTCCATTGCAAATTTTGAAGGTGTCAAGAATTTATTCTCGATTGCCTGTTCTAGTTCTTTATTCGGTTCCATAGAGTTCCAGTTTATCTTGAATAAATTTGTTAATGTATTCTCCGAGGAGTTTGATATACTTTGCTTTGTTGTATTCTTCATAGACGATGCATTCTCCATTTTCACAGGACATAATAATTACTAATTTTTTAACAGATATACCTGTTAATTCATATAACATACAACCGTATGCCATACACTGGACAAAGTAATGTTCAATCCAGTCTCTGGGTTTTGGTTTCTTTGAAGTCTTAAAATCTATTATCGCTAACTCGTCTTCGTATTCCGCAATACAATCGACTGTTCCAGCAATTCCTAGTTGCCTACTGTAGAGAGAACCCTCTAAAGCGTAAATATTATTTATATTACCAATTTTTTGCTTCGCCACATTAAACAGAAAATTAGATATTGGAGGAACTTTTGGAAGTTTCTCATCATTCAATAAATGATGTTCTGTAAGTGTGTGAAAGTCAGTACCACGGGTGGTTGCTGCTTTAGTAATACGGTTTGCTTCTTCATCACCTACTTTCTTTCGCCAATTAATAAAAATTTCTTTATTATAGTGACTAGTAACAGATGTAATCGAAACTAATTTAATTAATTCATCTTCATCAGGTACAGAGTAGTATCGAACACCGTCAATAGTTTCTCTGGAAAGTTTGGGAAGATTCAGTTCTACATGATTAAACATTAAAGACCAACTTCAAGTTTTGAAATAATATATTCTTTGACAAGTCCAGAACGAACTATATCATCAATGCCATACTCTATTATATCAAAAGATGGCATTTTACGCAATATGTTGAGAAAATCGTGTATGCCATTCCTGTCATTTGTTTTTACCAAATCACTTTGACTAGCATCACCAGAGAAAATAATTCGACTATTTTCTCCAATACGAGTGATAATTGAATCTAATTCATGAAAATTAAGATTCTGAAATTCATCAACAATTACGATTGCATTATCTAGAGTAGTTCCTCTTATAAAGGATGTACTCCAGAATTTGATTGTTTCTTGTGCCTTAAGATTACCATATAACATTTCAAAGTCAGCATCAGTTGGCATTTGAAACATATATTTTACCATATTTTTGTATGGTATTTGGTAAATATCTGCTTTATCCTCGTGATCTCCTGGTAAAAAACCAATTTCACGAGTTGATACTAAAGAACGCACAAGATAGATTCTTTCGTATGGTGTTGTCTCGTCTAATACATCAGCAAGTGCATTATATAAGGATATAAATGTTTTCCCTGTACCTGCTGTGCCATATGCAACAAGATGTTTTCCCTCCGCATATGAATCAAAAAGTTTCTTTTGATTATCTGTGATGGGTTCTATATCAACCAAGACACTATTGTTAATCGGTCTCTTCCTACGTCTTTGTTTAGCAGTCATTCCAGCACCAACAGT